TTTTTTAATAATACTACTATCAGCAGTAAATCCAATACCAATTAAATCATTTATTGCTTTTTTTAAGGCAGTTACTCTTTCTTCATTACCCTTTCCAAATGTTATACTAAAATCAGATGCTATTTGCTTAAAATCTAAACTTAATGCTTTTAATATATCTGATTGAGTTTTTATACTCTTATTTTCTTTATCTATTTTATCATTAAATTTAGGATCAATCTTAGATTTTTCAGTTGTTATAGATTTTTCAAGTTGTAGATTTTTATCTGTAAGTATGTTAGTGTCTGATGTTAGGTTAAAAATTTGCTTGTCAATTTCTTCTAACTTTTTCTTAGCTTTTATTTCATTATTTGTAGCCGTAATACTTCCTGTGCCATCTTGACCAGCAGCACCTATTGATGCTAAACTTATTGCAGTTGCTTTACTAACTAATGCTTGTTGTTTTAATTTTTCAGTAGTTAAATCAATTACTTTCTGCTCATTCTCTAATTGTCTTGTAGAATTTTTTGTAATTAAATCAGCAGCGGCTTTTGCTCTTGCATTAGCTAAAATAGATATAGTTAATAAATCATAAGCAGTTTTAGTATTACCACTTGCAGTAGCTTCAAATGCTAAATTTTTGAAATATGATGGGTATAATTTTTGCAGTTCTTCGTAAGCAGCTTTACGATTTTCTAGAGGAGAATTTTGATCCTTATACTGCTTAAAAAGTAGCGATAATGTGGTTAATTCTTCTTGAGCTGATGTAGCGCCTTTTAATTGTACTTGTTGTAATTGACCTAGAGTAGTTACATAATCATCTGCTGATTTTTTAGCATCATTAGTTGTTTTATTTGCTCTTTGCTGATATTGCTGATAAAATAATACTGCTGAACTTACAACTGACAAAGCAATACCTAAACCTGCAGGACCAATTAAAGATTGCCCTAATGCTTTTAATGCGCTGCTTGATGATCCTGTTTCTTGTTTTAATCTTTGGAATGATTCAAGTAAAGGATTTAAGTTGTTTTGTATACCAATAAATCCAAAAGGTGCATCTTGCGCAACCCTGCCTAAATTTTGCATAGCAAAGGCAGCAGAGTTTGCACCCTTGACAGTTGATCCGCCTAAAACTCCGGCAGTCTTAGATGCTTCGGCTGCAAACCCTTTTAATTTGCTTTCTGCACCCTTTAAATCTTTATCTAATTGCCCTAAAGGTGCGCCAATAGGTATTTCAATTCCTTGCATCTTCTAAGTATTTAAGCATCGCCTTATTCATTTGATCTTTGATTACATCCATGTCTGCTATCTCATCATTTTCGTAGATAAAAGCCATGAACTTTTTAAAACTAGGCATCCCTTTATTTACGTGAACTCTCATTCCGTTCCACGTTGACCAACCGATTCGCTCCCAGTCCTTTTTTTCTTTATTAAAAAAGCCTTGACACTTTAGAATGTATTGATTCCAGGTCAAGGCGTAAAAGTCTTTGGGCATCATTCCCATTTCTCCAAAAGCAAAAGTCAACACATCTTTATTCCAATTTAACTTTCCTGTTTGCTTTTTTTTTGCTCGGTTACCTCTGTATTTAATCCTAACACTCTAAATACTTCTTTAGATACTGTCAGGATAAACTCACCACCTGAGCCTCCAGAGTTATCAATCCAATCATGCACATCAAACTCCGTAAAGTCTACAATCTCGCCTTTTTTTAATATAGGGTAAGCCGATGCATGGTAAATAAACACTCTCAGGAACGGCAGTAATTGCTTACCTAACAAATCTGATAGATCAGTCACCGATGCATTAAAGTGAGTAAGCGTCTGCTCTAAAGCATAATTGCCAAAGAACATCTGCCTGTCGACCTCACCTATTTTGTACGTTAAATGTCCCTCCATTTAGTAACCAGGATATGGATCAGTTGTGGTAATATCGCCGTCACCTAGCAAAGTGCCTGTAAAGGTAATAAACTCACCCTCTGCGCCTGTAATTTCTAAAGCACTAAAGTAAGCATAGCCATACTGCTCTGAAAAGTTAGGATCTTCTGTTCCATCAGTTTTAAGTAAAGCTACTTGAAACTCGGTCAAAGTCTTTGCCCTTGCAATCGTAGATATACGATCCCATGATGCTTTAGCGGTATCGCCACCTGCGCCAACTGTATCTGTAAAAACACCCTCAAAAGGTATCTCAAAAGAATAGGTTGTTGGTTTGCGTCTGGTCACTCCAGGATCGCACTTAGTTACTGTTTCAGCAAAATCCCATGATTCGCTGATGCCGTTTGAAGTTAAACACGCTACTGGCTTCCATGCGCCACCTGTGCGTATGTAGAGCATGAATAGACTTCCTGCATAAAATTGTTCTGCTGCCATAATTAATCTCTATTTAATTTGTGTTGAAAAGTTAGTATGTATTGAAATATGTTTTCTGTTTCTGTTTCTAGTGTTACCTCATTTGTTAATAGTTGTAAGGTTTCAACATTTATAAAGTTAGACAAAGTTAAGTTAGTTACTTGAATCCTATTTTGTATTTCTTCGCTTATTACCATTGCAAAACTCAAATCGCCATTACCATTCGGGTATTTGGTTACTATCTGCACGTTTATAGTACAAATATACCAATATCCGCACTTTGTTTGTTCTTGTAATCTAGTTTGGCTTGATAATATTACATATTTAGCCGGTACATTCTTTAAAGGTGCTGATTTACTGTATACTGGAATAGTCACGCCACCAACTATTAAATTGGCTAGAGCGCTCTTATATGCGTTTAGTATTGATAAATTAGCATCTTTCATTTCTCAAATGTAATTATTTTTTTGCATTATATTTTCGTGTTTGTACTTCAAGAACTTTTCTTAAAGTTTTAGGATATTGCTGAATGCCCTCTAAGTAGCTAGGAATAAAAAAAGGCTTAGCCCCATAATCTCGCTTCCTATTTTTTTTGCCCCTAAAAGGTTCTGCTAAATATGAAAACCCATTTGGTATTATAACTCCATCGCCAGTACCAAATTCAACGTAAGCTGCATAAGGAGCATTAGAAAAAAAGAATGAACGATTATAACCTACTCTAGCAGTTGTTTTACCAATAGATAATCTTAACTGACCTTTATCTACGCTATTATTGCTTGTAACTCTTAACTGAGCCGCAGTTACCATGCCTTGCGTAGTTTCGTTAGTTACCGCAACCGCTAACCTATTAGCATCGTGACCAAAGGCAGAAATCTGAGATAGTAATTTAGAAATATTTATTTTAGCTGCCATTATTATCATCCGTGACGGATGCCAGTATCTCATAAAATCTGAATGTATCATCTACATTCCTAATTGAATGAATCGTGAAAAAATTTAACTCATACAGAATCCTCATGTCCTTAGTAGGTGCAAAGTCTTTTCTATACCGGATTGTAAACCTAAAGACCTGATTTATGACTTGTTCTTGCGCTTGTAACTGTCTATTACCATCGTATGGCTTTATATTTGACCATGTAGCCAAAACAGGCACAAACGTAATCACGTAATCCTGATAGGCATTTTCAACCGATGTGAACGTGCCAAATGTAATGCGCTTATCTAATCTGCCTGGATTCATTAGAATAGAGTAATGCGTCTGTAAGGCGATAGTAACAAAGTTGCAATCGTAGGCATTCCCACAACTGGATTATCTCTGTTCTCATAATAATAGGCTATCATTTCTTTAATTGCCGTTTCAATATCATCTGGCACATCAGATCCGCCCTCATAATTCCATCCATAACCTGCGACAAACGTAACTGTATTAAATCCTGCCGTATCTGATATAACCTCCGTAAAGCCTTGCGTTTCGATTGTTTCAAAAGTTAGCACAACCATATCAGGATCGACCACAGTTTCAACTGAGATCAAAGGGTACTCATATATTTTAACTGCACCAGAAACAGGCGTAATTAAACTCATTTGCCTTTGCCATAATACTTGTAAAGTAAACTGCTCAGCTTGATTTACCGCAGATTTTATCAATGATGTAATTAATCCATCTTCTATTGTATAGTCTAGGTCTAGTCTTAGATACATCTTTGCATCCGCTAGGCTCACTACATTTAACTGGTCCATTCTCTTTAGGTTTAAAAGGTTGTTTTAGATACTCTTTTTTTTCCATTATATAATCGCTAAATTACATATTTTATTTAACCAATTTTCAAACTTTGGCAATTCCTTAGCAGGATCTAATTCTTTTGCCCTCTCTAAAGGTGTTTTCTTAGTCTGGATTGTATCTATGTTACTAATAGCATCAATCCATCCATCTATATTGTTCCTCTCAACGAATATCCCTGCATCTGCGACACTATCTCTAAAGCCTAGTATATCAGAACAGATTACAGGAATATTGCAACACAGAGCTTCTATTTGAGCCATTCCATAACTTTCATACTCTGATGGTGCAATTAGGACCTTAGTCATAGCCAGATATTTCTTAACATCATCAATTAAAGGTACATATTTTATATTCCTGACCTTTTCATCTTTGATCTGATGATAGTAACCGCCTTGTACTGCCATGAATTTTGTTTTAGGCATTCGCTTGGCAATCTCTATTAATATCTGACCGCCTTTGTTTTCATTATGGTTTATTAGCGTAACATACTCAGCTTCTGGTCTAGCAGTTGAGTAATCTCTATAATTAATTGGTGCGTACAAAGTATAGGTTTCCTGATTGTAGTTTAATTCTCGCTTTGTGTTCTCGCAGTTATAAACAGTATAAGTATTCGGTCTTATGTTAACCTGCGGATAACCTACGTTATTATGAGCAAAGTTAATAACCTTTTTAGCTTTTAGCCTTTGTTTATTCATTGCATAGTAAGTGCCAGACAGTTGACAAAACACCAGATCTGCCCAGTCCCATAAATCATTATGGCATTGCTTGTAATTGTCTTTAGCTTTATAAACCTGTATGCCCTCATAACTGTAATTTTCAGGGCATCTAGTTACTGCCTTAACCTCATGACCTTTGCTCATTAGATAGGTTACAACCCGATGCAAATAGATTTCAGATCCTGCTCTCTGATGCGGTAAGTAAATGCCTGGACTTAGTAATATGTTCATGTTACAGGAATAAACAGATATGGTCTTTGTATCTTTAATGTTCTGCCATCGTAATTATGCAGATCGCTTCTATGATAGTGAATAGCTTGTATTCTTGTAGCAGGATTATAAAGCGCATAACCTGCGCTATGTAACTCATAAGCAATCCGATTATCACAACCCGGTATGCCTAAATAAAAATCACAGAAATTAACATTGCGCATCTTGCCTTTAAATATCCAGACATCTTGACTAAAGCGCTCATTGTGTAACTTTAAGCCTCCGATCTTATCATCCCATCTGCTTAAGGCTATGCATTGCCGTTCATTTAAAGTCAACTGGCTAAGCGTATGGTTAAAATAAATATCTGTATTAGCGACCATTGAAATATCTTCCCTGCTTGTGACTGTTCTATCTATTAAGTTAAAAAAGTCCCTGTAAGTAGGTCGCTGAAATGGTATAATTACTAATTTGTCAGAATTTGGCAACTCTACAAAACCATCTACAAACAGATAAATTTTATCTATAAGCTGATTCTCTATGTTCTTATTTAGGCAGTAGATTAATTCCTTTTGCCTAATTGCGCTTTTATCGGTATAAATTGAAGTAAATAAATTAATCATAAATAGCTATGCCTGTACCTGTATGATGTCCTATATGTGTTAAATCGTATTTTTCGTTCTTTAATGCATTCCAGAAATTACTCATTTCATTATTTAGATGAATGTCATCAAACATGACCAGACCTTTGTAATTAATCTTTAGCAAATGATCCGCAAACTCCTGCTCAAACTCGCCGTCATGGTATGTATCTAGCATGATAAAAGGAGCAGTAATCTCATACTTCAAAACATCGCCTTTTATAAATTGAATATTAGGTATTTTAATTTCCGCTATCTCTGGCTGATGCTCAATGTCATAACTAATAACTTTATTCTTTTTGTTAAACGACAAAGCTATGGCAGAGCTTCCCTGATAGCTTCCAATGTCTAGCAAAGTAGCTCCGTTAACTAAAGTGCTGATAAATGCTAGTAATCTATAATGCTCTAAACCTGCATCCATGTAAAACCAGCCTTTTGGAAATCCCAGATCATCCGTACTTTTTAGATACTTAGACAGATTGATTGCATTTAACTCCTCTGCGCTTACTTTTAATATTTTATCAATCATATTGCTTTAGTAAAAGGTTATAATTTTTATGATACTTATCTATTGCATGATAACCTACTGAGCCATACTCAAACTCGGTTTCAACTGCAAACTTATTGCAGGTTGCCTTATCGGGCAACTTATAGCCTAATTCACGCATTTTATTAGTAAAATAAATGTCTTCGTTACCATCTTTTTCCATTCCTTTGTACGGATGCTTTGCGCATATCTCATACATCAGCTTTGGATTGCGAATGCTTAAACCTCCATTCATGCAACCCGGTATGTTCTTAATCCACGATCCTATAAAGTCCCATTCTAAAAACTCCTCTATGCCATCTTTAAGTAATCCTGAATCATGCTGAAATATTAGCACCCTGTCATATCTTGCGCCTTGCCAAAAGTTAGGATTAGTTAGTATAGAGTTATATACTCTAGGAGTTTTTATATAGTAAATGCCACCTGCATAGGGCGGTTGAATATGCAATAAATCCCATGACTTTGGTATAAACCTCTTATGCCTTTGCATTGCTTCCTGAGCCACATCTTCCCTATCATCTATAATTATAGCTGCGTTCATACTAATACCTTGTTATAATTATGATGACTCTTTAAATAACTAGGCAATACTGATTTATCAAACTTAACAGGATTCCAAATGTTGTAGGCTACACAATGCACATCATCAAATTGGTTATTTGGTTTCCATCTGTAGAAACAATCATTTAGCCAGTCTTTTCTAACTTCGTGAGCATGACCAAAAACATTATACTTGTATCTCATTATCGGCTCTGGCTGACAGGTGCTAAAATGATAGATAGTCTGCTTTAAATTTAAATCCTGAGTATGTTCTTTTCTGTGCAAATTCTCTAATCGTATCGGTCTAAAACCATCATAACAAGCATAGTTAAAAGAGCGCCAAAAGTTTACAAAACCATCAATGCCATAAAACCGATCTACGCCCCAATAAGCATACTCAAAAGATGCACCTAACTCATCTGATTTATAAACCTCATCTGAATCTACTGTCAGCACCAAATCATATCCATCTGAGTATTTGTACTTGACTGATCTATGTTCATTCTCTGCGCCGTACCTATCTGCTCTGTCCCAGATTAACTTATCGCCTAATACATCCTGACAAATGCTAAATATATAACCCTCTGAGTCTGGACATTGCAATAGCGTTCCATGACCTTGACTTGGCATCATGCTATAAGCAATCACCATTTTATCTACATGATCTACAACCGACATAAGAGCCTCACGCAAGTAGTCACCTGCGTAGTGTATAGTCATAAATCCTAATACTTTAATTTTGCTCATATATCTGTATTAAATTCTTTACCATTTTATCAAATGTATAATTTGCCTTAACAAACTCATTGCCTTGCTTTGCTATTAGATCACGTTCCTCTTTATGGTCATCCAAATAGTATCTTAGCAATACCATTAAATCATAAAGGCTATTCCATGTCCTAACGTGAACATGGTCTATAAAAGGCATATTAGGATAGGCTTTGCATAAACAGAACGCCCCTGAGCCTAGTATCCTATAAATCCTATCTGAGCTATAAGAATCTTCGTCATAGTGGCTCAAGTTAATAGCTATTTTAGTAGCTCTGTATGCTTTTGATTCTTCTGCTTGTGAATGGTTATAGTTTCCGGCTACATTAAACCAGTTGTTTCCATAAACGCCATACTTATCGCCAAAATGTTTATGTAGCATCGTATTCATGTCTATACGCAACCTGCTAAGCGGAAATTTATCGCCTCCGTAATTATTACCAAAGAATGAAATATCTCTGCAATTACCTATCTCGCCCTCTGGCTTGTATATCTCAGGATCATAACCTATCTCTAAATATCCGCCGTTTACTACGTTTTTGACATCTCGCATATTAGAAAACAAAGTCTTATCTATATGAGGTGCCATCTGTATCATCCATGCAGGAGTTTCATCTCTTATATCGCCGTTCCAATTACAGATCCATGCGCCTGTTTCACGCATAGCCTTTACAGTTTCTATATGTATAATGTTAGGACTTTGTATCTGCATAAAGATAATATCCGGTCTAAACTCTCTGGCTATTCTTATCGCTTCTTGGTTTACATCCTTTGCGCCTGTTGATAACTCTATGTAATCAGTACAGTTAGCTAAAAAGGCTTTACGTGCTGAATCATTTGGCGGAGGCGCTACCATTAACCCTAAATGAAAAATTCTCATACTTTACGGATATTATCCCAATCTCTTAGGAAGTCTAATATTGATGGGTAATTTATTCGACCTGCTCCGCATTTCCTGCGGACATGAATCCAACCATTTATAACGCCAACACAAATAACATATTCTTGATTTTTGTATAATCCTGCTTGACCTATAAAGTTGGCTTTAAACATAAAGCAAAGTTAATTATTTATATAACATAATGAAATAAAAAAAACCTGCCAAATTAATGACAGGCTTTTCATCCTTACACTTATTAACCAAAAAAATTAGCTAGGATTAGCGTTTAGAGATCCAGTCACAAATGCATCAGTGTAGTAGATAGGTAGAGCAATACGACCTTCAACACGAACAGTTATTTTGTTCTCTCTTACGTTTGTACCATCTTCTTCGAAGAATCTAACAATCGGATTCTCACGTACAAATAGTTGCGCACCTTTTGACCAGTCACCAACTAAATACTTAGAATCGCTCATTGCAGTAGACTTGAAGATAGGAACTCCAGAGATAAACATTTGACCATTTACAAGATCAACTGCAACTCCACCCGGTAGCGTGTAATCATTTGTAGTGCCTCTAGTAAGCATCAGCGCATAGAATTGCTCTGGACTTAACAAGATACCATTTGCAGAGTGATTGTTGCTTTCAATTTGTGCAACTGAATCTAGTAATTTCTCAACCTGAATAGTACGGAATCCTGAGTAAGCCTCAGCATTGGTAATCAAACCACCTAGATTTGGCGAAACTCCAGAACCGTTCAATAGTTGATTATCTTCAGCATCAAGATACTGCTCTAACAAACGGCTTTGAAGATAAGATCTCATTGCTGAAATATCATCTAATGCCTTGCGAGTTATACGAAGATAACCTGCAATAAACTCAGATGGTGCTACCTCTTCAGTTAAATCGTAATCAATTTGAGATTTTGTACCTGAATTATCTGCCCATGCTGCAACTGATCCCTCAGAACCTGTTTCCTGAAGATAGTGGATTGCAGAAGTAGTCATAACTCCAGTAGGTAACAATGATCTAATGTGCAACTTACGTGGCGCAGCAGGGATGATACCTGGTAGCATCTGCACGTTTGCAGCAGCAAGATCAGTAATGTTAGCTAATGACATATCACCAACTGTCTTTAACTCCATTGCAAACTGCTTGATCTCTTTTCTACGGAATTTCTCTAAGTTATCAGAGTTTTCATCCATAGCAGTAGCAAATGCTTTGTTAAAAGAAATTGGCGCTGCTTCTTGAGCATCCATTTTCATTCTGTTAGCTTCTGACTGTGCCTCTAGCAATGCTTTGTCCATTGCATCAATTCTAACCGATGTAGATTTTTGCAATTCTTCTAGCTTTAGATCAGCTGCCTTTGTAGCTTCGCTGATAGCGTTTGCGATGATAGCCTTAGCTTCTTCAATTGTTTTGGCTTTGTTTGCGTCGAGCAACTCCTGAGCCTTTACTTCTAAATTTTCCATTTTTACTTTTCTAAATGTTTTATTAATTCTGTTAATATATTCGGCTCATCTTTTACTGGAGTGACTAATGTCGGCTCTGCTTCCGATAGTGAATTTTTACCTAAATTGAACGCCTCTAGTTGAAATTGCTTTAATGCTATTTCTAACCTGCCAAAGCCTTCGTCTGTCAAGCTACCATCTTTTAGTAGCTTAATCATTTTACCAATCTGATCGTTTATCTCTGCCATAGTCAAGGACTTAAATCCCATAAATGGAGTTTCTGGATTAGCACCCAGAGTGACATTTGATCCCTCGTATAATTTTATTTCTTTAATCATGCGCATTCCTGTATTCTGATCATAGTCAGCTTTCATAGTGCTAAAACCAATAGAATGCTGAATTACAATACCCTCTGCATAAAGAATCATTGCATCCCTGCCGTAGCTTGTAGGTGCAATAGAACTCTCAAAGTATATTCCTTTTTCCTGAGCCTCTAATACCATAGGTTTTCCATGCGGTTGAGACCAGTTATGCTGATTTAAAAAGAATATCTCATTCGATCCTTTTGGACCACGTTCTGCGATTGTCTTTGTCGCTGCACCGGGCATAATAATATCATCATCATAATCTATATTCCCAAAACTTGCAAAGTAGCCTGTGACTGTCATCCTTTCAGAATCCATGTCTTTTATCTCGGCTTTATAATTCTTGTATTCTAATAATCCTTTCATGATTAAAAAATTTTATGTAAATATACTATTCATTATCTATTTCTTTTAATTTTCTTAGATACTCAGGCGTTCTCGGTTTTAGTATCGGCAAACCATCAGCATCCTTTATCGCTTCGGTTGCCATAACGCAACGGCAATTAACAACCTCAGCAGCAGGTATTTTATTCAAAGCAGTACCGACATCACCAGGGTACATCATTTCAGTAACTACATTAGTTTTAGGATTTCTAAGCGTAAAAAACTGATTTAATCCTATTCGATCCTGAGTCATTGCTAGGTGCGAAAGTCTAGTACGTTTATCCTTTGTGTTAATCCAGAACTTTTGCACCTCATAATCAGAACTCTCAGCACCCATGTTAATCCCAAAGTTTGCAGCAGTTGTAGATTCTGTTCTAGCTATAACTAAAGACCTTGCTCTGTTAAATGCAGGATCATTTAGCGTTTCTTCAAATAGTTTAGCCTGATCTCTTCTGGACAAATTTTGTCCTAAAATATTAGCTAATAAAGTCTTAACCTTATCCATTGTAGTTTCGTCTATGCCTGTAACCTTAGTACCTCCGATTAGCCTAAAGTAGTTTACCATTTCTTCGTACCATGCAGCATTAAAGAAATCAATTATAAAATCCTTTTTAGTTTTAGGTACTGAGTTACGAATCCAGTCATAAGAGAATGTAGCTGCCGAAACGCCAACCTTTGTGTATATCTTTTCTAATCCAGAATACAAAGGCTTTTGCTGCACTAAGAACTGGATGTATAACTCTATGTTATCAAACGTATCTTCATTGACAAAGTCAGCAACTGCACCTGTCTGGTCATCTAAAGCTTTTTTTATAATAGGGTACGCATAAGCCTCATATTCCTTATGTAGCTTTAAATAGGTTTTATGGTATTTAACACTACTTGCCATTTATGGTTGCATTGTTATAAGCCTGGTCTAGCGACAATTCTTCAATAGGTACTAAGTTAGCAGGTACGTATATCTTGCTCATATCTACACTACTTATCTTATCATAACCCTGAGCAATACGCTTCTCATCTGGAGTAATCCAATATGATTGATTTAGCCATGCAGTAAGGCGTTCCATGTCTTCCTGCATCTCAGGATAAGAGCTAAAATCAAAATCAAAGTAATATTGGTTACCGTAAACTTTAGCGTATGGCTCACAAACAAACTTATTGATTGCATCCCTGATCTTGCGAGATAGTGGAGCGGTTGCGTTATAGATTAACTGCTTTGACGCCCAACCCATGTTATTATCGGTTGATGCTGCTTCACTACCTGAAAACTGTATAGGAACGTGAAACGCTGCATATATCTTTCTGGTATCAATGTTAAGCGATTCTATTAATTGCAGATCAGTAGATGGCATTCCTATCTGAGTCCATTTCAAAGGACCAGAGCTTGGGAATATACGATCCATTAAGGTTTCGCCACGCTTAGCCTCCACAAACTTTTCTTTAAGCACATTCATCTGATCTTTAGTCAGCGATGCACCCGGTCCATCTGGAGATATAAAACCATAAGCACCACCATTCCTGATTTGCTTTAGTAATTCGTTATCGCCCTCATTCTCTTTTAGCACATTCCTGTAAATAGCTTTAATAGGTGACTGTCCGTAAAGTTGCGCACCTGTCAGCGTAAAGTCAGGATTAAAGGATTTAAAATGCACAACTTGGTGAGCCGGTATAGGCACTTCGGTCATATAAACAGAGCGCATCTGATAACCTTTGATTGGCTCAAACATTCCACCAGAGATAATCTCTATAAACTGACTAGGCAAAGAGTAGAGTTGTGACCAGATGCATTTTGCAGTCATGTCAGGATCCTTGCCATTTCCAAAGATATATCCATCGCCAGTACATAAAAAGAACCCTGCTAGATCAGTCATCCATTCCTCATAAGTCTGCTGAGGATTAGGCTTTGCCAGTAAGTCCAAAATAGGATTGTTTTCTACTTGGTTAAACATCTGCTCTTTAAGTTGCAAAGTCCGCATCTTAGCAGTAGCACCCTCAGCCATTGACATATTCTGGAATACCTTTAGATCCTTTTTAGTTACGCCCTCTTTTACTTCGTATAGGCAATAAGCGCATTCCGCTATTTTCTTTGATATAATATCAATGCAGGTATATATGTCAGCGTTTTTCTTAAATCCCTCGTCAACAAACTTTACTTTGTCCTCAAAGTCAACTATGACCTGATTATTGCCAATCCATCCAAAAACATTCTGGTTATATAGGTTAGCAGTTATTTGTTGCTGAAGTCCAGGCATTAACGCCTCTAACTGAGTAGTAGCTGCCTTTTCTATATCAGCTTTGAATATTTTAGAAAATACGCCCATTTTAGTTCCAATCAAATGAATATTCTTGTTTAATCTTAGATGCTAACTTATTTAATGCCACATAACGTAACGGATCTATTAAGTGGTTAAAAGCATCAATAGGCTCATTAAGCATCCTGCCTGTCTTATCTTTTTTCCAAATATATGAATATAATTCCTTTTTAAAGTTATGGCTATTTGCCGTTATATTTATTTTATATCTTTTAAGGATGTCAATGCCTTGCTTTATACTGTCTGGTCCTTTCATTGCGCCGTGAATGTTAAATCCCTCTGCATATATTTCTTGAATAGACTTAGGCTCTGCCGAATCAGCTATGATTTCCTGATCATCTGTTACGCCAAAATCTCTTAGCTTCCTGCAAATATCCATATTGGTTAGTCTAGTTTCATAGCACATCTCATTTACCCATAACTCACCACCTGATTTGTAAACTTCTATTATGCCTGTGGGATCGTTAGTAAAGCCAAAGTCAATGCCATAGCTAATCAGCTCAGCATCCTCTGGTATCTTTTCACATATTGCCCAGTTACGGAATATAACGCCCTCAATCTTACCGGTCATGCCTCTGGCATATACTCGCCACAGTTCTAAGTCTAAGTCTTTTATAGCCTCTATTCTTTCATGGTCCTGCTCTGATAGGAATGGATTGTGCCTATGGTCTGTTATTATCAGCTTCGTATCTGGCTGACCTATTAGCTTAGTATGCGCCCAGAACTCATTAGTAGGATTATAGTCTATGTATATCTGATTTTTTGTCCTGATTGCTAACTGCCAGTAAATTTGATAGCTTATACCATTAGCCTCATTAACAAAAAGATAGTCACGCTTACCATTCTTAGCTGATTGCTCATTTTCAAATGATACAAACTCAATCAAAGATCCGTTCTTAAAGTAGATTATTCGCTCAGTCTTATTCCAGAACTTTAGTTGCGATTGTAGATATTTGTTATCTGCAAAGATATTTTCAGCATCCCTGTAAGCACCTTTTCTAAGGTTAGGCAATGATTCACCGGCTACTGTTATAACTGATCTCTGCTCTGTTACTGCTTTATAGAATAGCAGTTGCATAATGGAGTAGGTTTTGCTTGAGGATGTGCCGCCCTGATTGATTAAAACCTTCTCTTTGTAATTATAATTCTTATAAAAGACAGGTGAGCATTTAAACATCTTCTATGTCATTTTCATTATTTGCTATTGGAGGTGCAGTATTGTAGATCACAGGAGCAGGAATGCTTAGCATTAGATCACCATCAATGGCAACTTCTTGCTTTGGTTTAGACCATCTGTATTCCATAAACATTTTAAGAGCTGCCATATCGCCCTCCTCTAACTTATCATTAAGTAATTTTAACGCCAGGTTATCCATTGGCGATAGTCTTGCAATTAAAGCTATTTCGTCTGACTTTGGCGGTCTGCCTCCATTATTGCCTAAAGTACCACTATTATTTTTTCTACCATCTGCCATTGTAAAATATTTAGTTTATTTCAGTTAACTAATTTCACAGGTAAAGGTATAAAAATCTGATAACTTCTTAATTTTTGTATAATCAGGATTAAATTCACAATCCTTTAAGGTATCTATTCTTTGCTTAATGCATCGTATAAATAAATTTCTGCGATGTTGAGGTATTTTAGAAAGTTTATA